TCGTGTTCCAGGGTTGCCGGTGGGGTCGTTGTTCCAGGACACGATGTCAGGGGATTATTTCTGCGTGGGTCGGGTGAATGGTGTCCGGCAGGTGGTGCAGATTGATTTCGCGAATCCGTGGGAGATCAATGGTGTCCCGGAGGAAGTGTTTGTCCAGGATCCGCGGCTTGTGCTGTTGGTGGTGGTCGGATGATTTTCTGGGTTTTGTCAGTGATGACGTGGCTGGTTGTCGCGGCTGGTTTGTTTGGTGTCACGGTCGCGGGGTGGTATGTGTGGGGGCGGTGGCGTGAGGATCATCCTCGCCCGGGCGGGGTGGTGGATGATGGGGCTGACCGGGTGCCTTCTTGCTGGATGTGTGCGTGTGGTTCGCGGTTCCAGACGTTTGAGAAGGGGCAGGAGCATGTTGAGCTGTTTCACCGGTTGCCGGCTGACATCATGTTGACGGGTGTTGTAGAATAGTGGTGTAGCTGGGTAGGTCTAAGTGCTTGGCTATTCCGGTATAGGCTTCGAGCAGCTCAGCAAGGTCCCGGACTGTTGGTGCGATGCAATTGACCATTGCGCACCATATCCGGTGGTTTGCTGCCGGGAAGTTTTGTCTGGTCAGGATGAGAACGCTTAATAGAGTGACGGCCCGGGTATGGTGCGAGGTGCTTGATTATCGCACACCATACCCGGGTCATCTTTTTGTTTTCTGGGTTAGCGACACCCTTGTTTCGGGGTGGAGTGTCCCGCCCGTGGGGCATCCGCACTTTTTGGCTTGATAGCAACAACCCGAGGTTAGCGACACCCTACGGTGTTGCAGGGTGTGTTATTCTGGTTGTACTTGTAGTTGCTAAACATGAGTGTCGTGGCCCGGGTACCTGCTATACTGGTGGTGCTTGGATTCCACAGGCTGACCGTCACTGGTTGGGGATGCATCTCTACCCAACTGGTGGCGGTTTTTGTTATGGTGGCGGGTATGAGAGCACGGGATTTATTGTTGGCTAGTGTTGCGACGGCGCGGATCACTAGGTTTGTCACGGTGGATAAGCTTGGTGAATGGTTGATTGCCAGACGGGTTCGTGACTGGGGTGGGGTGCATGAACGTGAATGGTTGGAGGCGCATTTGGACCCGGAGGGTGTGCGTGAGGTGATGGAGGACCCGGAGGGGTGGGAGCCTCAGTCCTGGCAGCGGCGCTTGTCGATGGTGGTTGATTGTGGTCATTGTGTGTCGATGTGGGCGGGGTTGGGTGCGCTCGCGGCTGTGGCGGTGTCTCGCCAGGCTGGGCTAGCGGGGCGTTTGGTGCGGTGGGTGTTGACTGGTCTTGGTGTGTCGTATGTTGTGGGGCATGTGTGGGCTAGGTTGGATAGCGAATAGCTCCACACACTGGGCATAGTAGCTACTATTGGGTTGAAGGGTTGGTGGCTACTATGGCTAGTTTGTTGTCGAAGTCGTTGATTGATTTCACTCTAGGGGAGTCAGTGTTTTTCCCGGAGGATGTGATCGCTGGGACGACTATCACGCGCACGGTGGTGCAGCAGCCGCAAGCGGTCACGTCGTCAGCGGCCCGTATCCAGTCGCGGACAAAGACCGGGGTGAAGACGTCAACGGTGACGGCCCAGGGTGAGGATGCGTGGCAAAAAGACGCGTGGGATGCCTACAATCTTGTGGGCGAACTAGGGTTTTTGACGGACACTGTGTCGAAGCGTGCTCAACGTGCCGGTTTTTTTGTCGGCGAGTTACAGGACGGGCATAATCAGGATCCGACACCTGTTGAGGACCCGATGTTGCAGGAGGTGTTGTCCTCTCTTGGTGGCCCATTATGGTTCTCGCAGATGATCGGGAAAGCGTTTATCAATTTGACGATCCCGGGCGAGTTCTTTTTCGTTGGGGTCCCTGATAGTGCCGGGGATACTGTTTTGACGGATATCAGGTGGCATGCCTTGTCGAAGGATGAGGTCAAGTTTAATGACATCACGGGAACGGTGACGGTAGAGACTACTGAAGGGAAGATCACCGGGTCGCAGGATGATATTATTACTGTCCGGGTATGGCAGCCGGACCCACAGTATTCTCGCCGTGCCAGGTCGTTGGTGAAGCCTGCGTTGCCGATTCTTCGTGAGTTGATCGAGTTGACGAAGATGGTGTCCGCGATTATTGATTCTCGTCTTGCTGGCGCGGGCTTGTTGATTATCCCGTCTTCGGTGCAAGAGAAGTTGAGGGAGCAGGCCCAAGCGGGGGACATGTTTGATCCGGATACGGGGGAGCCTGCCCGCAGGGTTGATGAGGATCTTTTCACGGATGTGTTGATTGATGCGATGACGGAGGCGATTAAGGATCGTTCGTCGGCCGCGTCGGTGGTGCCGTTGGTGGTGACTGTCCCTGATGAGCTGGTGGATAAGATCCGGCATGTGTCGATGGCTGCGGATCTTGATAAGGGTGCGAAGACGCTCCGGGATGAGTCGTTGCAGCGTCTTGCTCATTCTTTGGATGCCCCGCCTGAGGTCCTGTTTGGTATGGGTTCCTCAACGCATTGGAATAGTTGGCTGGTGAAGCAGGACACGATTGATTCTCATATTGTGCCTGGGTTGCAGTTGATTTGTGACGCGTTGACAACTGAGTTCCTTCATCCGGTGATGGAGATGTTGGGGTATCCTCCCGAGCAGATCAGGCGCATGGTTGTCTGGTTTGATGTGTCGAAGCTGGCGGAGCAGGTCAACACTTTCAAGGATGCTCTTGAGCTGTTCAAGGTGGGTGCAGTGTCGAAAGAGACGTTGCGGGCCGCGGCCGGGTTTGATGAGTCGGATGCTCCGGAGGAGATGGATGCTCTTGATCCGAAGGTTCAACTGGTGGTGGATATGGTGACTCGTGCTCCGTCGTTGGCGGTGGGTGGCGGCATGATTGATTTGTATCGGCAGTTGGAGGCGTTGATTGATGGGACGCCGTATGAGCCACCGGTGAAAGAGACCGTGGTAGAGGACGTCGTGGAAGAAGAACCAGTCGATGAAGGGTCTGCTGGGGGCGGGTTGCCAGATACGTACGATGAGCCGGCTCCGGAGGAGATGGAGGCACCATGAGTGAACTACGGGCGCATGTGCCGCGGAGTCCTGATGATGGGCTAGCACAGTTGGAACGGTTTGAGGCTGTCTATGAGGATTTTTTCGATAAGGCCCTCCTCGGGTTTCTTAACCATATCCGGCGGGCCGCGGTGGATGCGCTCGCGGCCCCAGTGATTGTGGCGTCGGCTAGTAGTTTTGGTGTCGTGAAGGATCCGTTTGCGTGGACGACGGTACGGAACCAGTGGTATGCGACGATTCGGGAGATGACGGCCCGGCGGGCCGATATTATGGTCCCGGATATCGTGTCCCTGCTCGAGGAGTCAATGTTGCCGGTGCAGGTGTATGACGACGTCGCTACGGTGTTGAAGAGTTCGGTTGCTGAGGGATGGTCGGAGTGGCGGACGAAGCGTGAACTCTCATCGTTGTTGGTTCCGAAGCGTAAAGATTCCTCGGTGGAGAAGTATCGGGCGACGGTGCGTGGTTTGGCGCGGTCGGCTGCGAATGCGAATATGAATCAGCAGGTGGTGACTGAGCTTGTGCGTGAGGGATGGTCACATAAGGCGTGGTTTGGTGTGATGGATGAGCGTACTCGTCCGAGTCATGCGGAGGTTCATGGGCAGACTGTGCCGGTGAATGGGCGTTTTATGGTGGGTGGGGCGTTGATGGTGTGTCCGGGTGACCGATCGGCACCGATTGGCGAATGGATTAATTGCTTCCCCGGTGACACTCCGGTTAGATTCGGTAGGGTGAAAGCCGTATTTCGTAGTTGGTATGAAGGAGAGTTAGTCGAGGTTTCCACAGTCGAGGAGGGAACTTTTTCCGTTACGCCGAATCACCCAATACTCACTTCTTTTGGTTGGGTTCCTGCTGGCATTCTCCATGATGGACTCGAGTTGGTTCACCATGTCCCGGATTTGATTCGGGGTGACCTTGCCCGCGGTGAGGGCGTAGATGGAAGTCCAACCATGATCGGCGAGGTATTTGATTCGTTGAGCAGTATTTCCATGACGGGTGGATTTGTGGGGCAAGATTGTTTGAGAGTGGATCTCGAAGGCGAAGGGGGATATGGCTATGTCGATGTTGTACCGCTCGACGGCCATTTGGGGGACACAGGAGTGACCCCGGCTGATGAGTTCTTGCATGAACTCGGATTCATGCATCCCGACGTAGATCATTTTGGACTGACGCGTGATGGCACGGGAAATAAGTTCTTCGGGGTTCCTCTTAACCCCACGGACAGCAGTGTGAGCGGCGGTAGTGTTGGTGGCATTTTCTTCGGGGGTGCGGTGAGTCATCATGAGCCTATTGGCGTCGGCGTTCCCCCTGACTTTCACACCATTGCTGACGATAATGCGTCTGATGGCGTCGCGGGAAACACCGATTCGTTTAGCTATGGAGTTCTGGGATTCCCCGGCAAGATACGACTTGATAAGGTCATTGGTGTTAACAGGCGGTATTTTTCGGGGCATGTTTTCAACCTTTCCACAGGCACTGGCGCGTATACGGCCAGTGGCTACATTGTACATAATTGCCGGTGTTGGCTTATGCCCGCAGGATCTTCACTGTACGATGAGTACGAGGATTAGATCGGAGTTATGATGCGCGGTGTGAGGGTGACCCAGTTCGAGGACCTGACCGAACCAGACGGCAAGTATGCGTACTGGGCTGGCGTGATCGGGTTCGAGGAGAAAACTACCGGTGATAGCCGTATCATCGAGAAGGGCGCCCTGCGTCTCGATACTCTTCCGGTCCCGTTCCGCTGGTCAAAGGAAGATAACGGTGGCCATGATGGCGCGGTCGTTGTCGGGACAGTCCTCCATGTAGAGATCCGTGACGGCGGCGTTATTTGGGGTGAGGGCACGATTGATCTTGGCTCAGAGGAAGGCCGCGAATATTACCGGCGTGTGAAAGAGGGAATCGAGAATGGTGTCTCGATGGATCTTGACGAAGCACACGTGGAGGTCCGGGTCGCGAAGGATGAGTGGGACCGGCAGAAGGCCGAATGGGACGCTATGAACGCGGCTATGGACGAGGGCGGCGAGTGGGAGCCGGAGCGTGCCGAGAACGGTGACGTGATCATCTACAAGTCTGATCCTGACCTGGAGTTGACAGTGTTCACGGATACCCAGCTGCGCGCGGTGACAGGTGTCGCGATCCCGGCGTTTAAGGATGCGAAGATTCAGATCGTGGAAGCCCTGGAGGCTGTTACCGCGAGCGCTGCCGTGGATTTGGATTACCCGCCTCTCGTTTGGTTCAAGAATCCTGAGTTTACTGAGCCGTGTCCGTTCACTCTCACGGCGGATGGTCAGGTGTATGGGCATATCGCGTTGTGGGGTACAAATCATAAGGGTGCTCGTGGTAGCCAGTTGCTTCTTCCGCCGCATTCGGCGTGTCATTATGACGAGTTCTTGTTGGGTGCAACGTTGACTGATGAGGGTGTGACGGTTCCGACGGGTAAGGTTTTTATGCGGGCGATGCATGCTCCGTTGAATCAGAATCTTCATTTGGCGCGGGAGCATTATGACCATAGTGGGACTGTGGGTGCTGACGTGAATGTGGGTGAGGATCGGTTTGGTATTTGGATTGCTGGTGCGGCTCGTTCTACGTTGTCAGATGCTGATCGGCGTGAGTTGCGTGCGGCGCCGATGTCTGGTGATTGGCGTCCGAAAAATGGGAATTTGGAGTTAGTTGCGGTCCTTGGTGTGAATGTTCCAGGGTATCCTGTTCCGCGTCCTCGGGCTTTGGTGGCGTCGGGTGAGCCGGTTGCTTTGGTGGCGTCGGGTATGTTGGCGCCGTTGGTTCCGGATGAGTCGGTGTTGACGGCTTCGGATGTGGCGTGGTTGAAGCGTCTTGCGGTTGAGACTCGTGAGGCTGAGAGGGTTCGTCGGGCTGAGGTTCGTAATGCTGAGTTGGCGGCTGCCGCTGTGGAGGAGCGGCGTCGGGCGGATGAGCGTAATCGTCGGGCTGCGGAGGCTGTGGCGCGTTTGCGTCAGGGTGATGTTAATGAGAGGGCTGCTAGGTTGGCGGCTCGGATTGGAGTGGTGAAGTGAGTTGTTGTGGTCGGGGGAAGGTTCCTCCTGTTGGTTGGGGTGTGCGTGATGCCGTGGTGGCGGAGACGTTGATGACGAACATTGATGTGCCTGAAGAAGGGGATGTGGTTGGGGTGGCGCCGGTCCTCGAGGAGGAAACCGTCATCGAGGAGCCGGTGAAGAAGCCTCGGGGTCGGCCTCGGAAGAGTGTGTGAGTTGTTTTTGTTGGTGGTTCCCCCACAATCTCTATTGTAGGTTGTGGGGGAATTGCCGTCTGGTGTGTATGATGGAGGGTGATGGTAACCCGGCCACGTCGGGCAACACTAGGAGGCCAACACTATGGACACCACACCCAGTCGCTTCGCCCGAATTGGACAGTTCAACCAGCAGGACGAGGAAACCAGCGACCTCACGCTACCTGACGACCTGACCGCCCTCACCGACGAAGAAATCAAGGAAGCCCTCGCCACCGCGAAGGCCAACGGTGCCGAAATCTACGGCGACGGCACCCGAGACTTCTCCGACGAAGACACCGAAAAGCTTGACGCCCTCGCCACCCTCGTTGACGAGCTCACCACCGAAGATGCCAAGCGTGAAGCCGCGCTCGCGGAGCGCCGGGAAAAGGCTGCATCGTTTGCTGCGAAGTTCCAGACCGAAGAGCCCGTGGAGGACCCGGAGCCGGTGGTTGAGGAAACCATCACCGAAGACCCGGAACCAGTCGAGGACCCGGAGCCGGTGGTTGCTTCTGCGAAGGTTCAAGTACGTACCCTCTCACGCCGGGCCGCGGCCCGACGCAAGACCGAAGACTCGGAACCCAAGCCGCCTGAGATTGTCCGGAACTTCCGCACCAATGACGGTAAGGCCGCAACCCTCACCGACATGGCCGCGGTGATCGACAAGTACGTCATGAACCACAATCAGGGAACCTACCTTGACCCGGATAAGCGTGTCGTCTCGGAGAACCCTATCGGAGCTTTCCAGGTCGGTATCCCGGCCGAGCGCATGATTCTTCCGGGTGACAGCAATGACCGTATCGCTGAGGTTCTCGCGTTCGCGGCGAATGAGCATAATACCCCCAAGGGTGGCCTGGTGGCTTCCGGTGGTTGGTGTGCCCCTTCCGAAACCACGTATGAGTTGACTCCCGGCCTTGAGACCCTTTCGGGTATGCTGTCCGCCCCGGAGGTTGGTGTTTCTCGTGGTGGTCTGCGTTGGCCCAAGGAAATCTCGTACGCCGAGATTTTCGCGAACACTGGTTTTTCTTTCACGGAAGAGCAAGACATTCTTGGCCAGTACGCGGTTGACGGTCAGGGCCAGTCCATTGTGGGCCCGAAGCCCTGCTATAAGGTCCCGTGTCCTGAGTTTGATGAGAAGCGCCTTGAAGTTGCTGGCCTGTGTATCAAGGCTGGCCTGCTCCAGTCCCGTGCCTACCCTGAGACCATTGAGCATGTGATTGCGCGTGCCCTGATCGCTCACGCACACAAGCAGAATGCCCGCAAGATCGGTGCCATGGTTGCCGGTGCCACCGTGGTTCAGATGCCGGAGCGTCTCGGCGCGGTCCCGGCACTCATTGACGCGTTGCAGATTCAGGCAACACACTACCGGACTCTTCACCGCATGTCGGAGACCGCGACCCTTGAGGCCGTGTTCCCAATGCACGTTCTCGCGATTCTTCGCTCCGATGTGGTCCGTACTCAGCCGGTCACGGATTACGCGCTCGCGGATGCTCAGATCGCTGGGTGGATTCGTGCTTTGAATGTGGTTCCTCAGTTCGTGTATGACTGGCAGGATATCGGCCAGAATCCGGCAGCTGGGTTCACGACGTGGCCGGCCACGGTTGACTTCCTGTTGTACCCGGCTGGTGCGTACGTGTTTGCTACGGCTGGTGTGGTCAACATGACCAACATTTTTGATTCGGCTCTGCTTGAGAACAATGACTACACGGCGCTGTTCACGGAAGAGGGCTGGATGGCGATGAAGCGTCGTAATGATGTTCGTCTGGTCAAGGTTCCGATGTGTCCGTCTGGTGCTCGTTCGCTTCCGGTTGAACTGGCCTGTACTGGTATCGCTGCCTAGCCAATAGGGTGGGTGTCCCTCTTTCCGCCTAAAGGGGCACCCATCCTCACTTGAAGAGAGGGGGCGGTTGTTGTGGGGATTCTGGTTGCGCCACCCCCGGTTTCGCCGCGCCTGTTCGGCTTGTTTAGTGTGGTTGGTGCGTTTCGTGAGGGGGAGCGGTTCCAGCAGGGTGTGGAGTGGGAGCAGCGCCCCCTAGACACGCCCGGGATCGTGGCTTTTGATGACCTGTGTAAGCAGGTGTCAAATGAGCCGGGTGTTGGGCGGCTGTTTGAGGACGCGGTCGCTTTCCGTGTCACCCATGGCGTGGAATGTACCCCGGTGGGTGAGACTGCGGCTGAGATGGAAGCCCGGGCCGTTTCTCGTCTCGTGTCGTGGGAAGAGAAAGACGTCGAGCATACAGTCTGGTCGTCTGCTACTCCGAAGCTGGTAGATGGTGCCGCACCTGGTGTGGTTGATGATGCTGTTGCTATTGCCCAGGCGGAAGCTTTCGCGGCGGACTGGAATATGCAGGGCGTGATCCACATGCCGGTAGGTGTCGCTGCCCGGATGGCCGACAAGGGCCTGGTGAAAGTCAACGGTCGCCAGTTGACCACAAAAATGTTGACCCCGGTAGTTGCCGGCGCGGGGTATGACACTCCTCATCTTGTGGTCACTGGTGCCGTGTTCATTTACCGCTCTGAGGCGTACACGGATGCTGCTTTCGATATGGGGATGAATAACCGGGAAGTGTTTGCTTCCCGGGATTACCTTGTCGGGTTCGATACCGTGTCCCGTCTTGTTATCGGCGTCGCCCCGGTCGCCTAGAAAGGAAAAGGTCATGTCCACCCATATTATGAATCCGGTACGCGGCAAGCGTATCCGCATCACGGAACTTGACGCGTGTGGCCACCCGCCTACCTCTGGCGGCACGTCTATCGTGTCGGATGGTTTCATCACGGTCACGTTTACGTCAGAGAAGGAAGATGGTGCCGAGATCATTCAGAAGAATGCGTGGGGCGCGCTCTGTGTGAATGAGAAGGCAAACGATTCTTTCAAGCGGTTGAGTGTGGAGATCGAGTTCTGTGGTGTGAACCCGAACCTGATTGCTGCGGTCACGAACGCGAAGGTCTACAAGGATGGGCCGACCGGTGACGTCATCGGTTTCACTGTTGGTGAGGGCCAGATTGATGGAAATTTCGCTCTCGAACTATGGTTGGGCCTTTCTGGCATGGCCTGTGGTGCGGGTGAAGAAGGCTCAGTTTATATGTTGCTGCCGTATGTCGGTCAGGGTGTCCTTGGTGATATCACGGTTGATGGCGAGAATGCGGTGACGTTCTCTCTCACTGGCGCGTTCACTAAGGGCGGGAATGGTTGGGATACTGGCCCATTCAAGGTGGTCCGTAACGAGGAGGGGGTTGCTGCGAAGTTGCCGGTCGCGTTGGATTCGCTGGACCATCTGCTGTTGATTGATACGGCTGAGGCTCCTCCTGCGGCGTCTTCTGATCCGGTTCCGTTCCCGGTCTAGAACAGTGCATGATTATGGGGTGGCCCATCTGACCTTGAATAGGGTTGGGTGGGCCACCCGTGGTTTTAGGAGGCGTGATGGTGTGTGAGTGGCCGGTGGTTTACCCGGTATGTGATAGCCCTACAGGGAATGAGTTCCTGACTGGTGAGTGTGCCCCGGGAGGGTTTGTGGCGACGAGGCGTGCGGCGCCGGAGTTTGAGGCGATGGCTGTAGGGTTCTTGGATTCGTGGACGCGGGGCGTGTTCGGTGTGTGTGATGTGACAGTACGGCCGTGCGTGGTCTCCGAGTGTGACGGTTCGTGGTCTACATTTTGGGGGAACACGGCCGGTGGCACCGGGTATCCATCTCGTGACGGGTGGGGTGTCGGTATTGAGGGCCGCTGGTTTCCGATGGTGTGTGGTTCGTGTGCTGATTACCGGTGTTCGTGCCCCCGGTCAGGATCTATCGCGTTGCCGGGACCGGTGGAGGCGGTGACGCGTGTCCAGGTTGGGGATACTGTTCTCACGCCAGGTCAATATCGAGTGACAGGGCATCGTTTCTTATCGAGGACTGATGGTGGGGCGTGGCCTAGGGTGCAGGATTTTTGTGCCGACAGGGGCGCTCCGGACACGTTTTTTATTGACTATCGGCGTGGTGTCCCGGTCCCGGAGGGGGGAAGGATCGCGGCTGGCGTTTTGGCTTTGGAGATGGAGAAAGCCGCATGTGGTGCTGATGATTGTGCGCTACCGTCGCGGCTCCAGTCGGTGACTCGGCAAGGTGTCCAGGTTGATGTTGTGGATTCGTGGCAGGATTTGAAGGACGGGCAGACGGGGTTGTGGCTTGTTGATACGTGGGTCCAGTCGGTGGTCCGTCCGGCCCGGCGGGCCACGGTGTCGTCTCCTGATTTTAGGAGGCGGTGATGGGTGCACCTTTGTGGCAGCGGCCGCGGGGCGAGTGGGATGTGACGACTCGGACTGGGTTTGAGCTTCTTGAGGGTGGGCTGGCGGCGTTGTCTCAGCCTGTTGGGCGCGTGTTTTTTTCACCGGGTCAGGAGATCGCGTGGGATACGGATTGTCAGGGAATGTTGTGGGTCCGGATAGCGGAGATCACTGACCCGCCTGAGGCTAGGAAGGGCTGCTTTATTGGCCGGGATGTGACCTATGGTCTTGGCGTGTTGCGTTGTGTCGCGACGGTTGATAATCAGGGACGTCCGCCGTCACCGACGGAGATGACTCGTGATGCGCTTGTGTTGCAGACGGACCGTCTTGATTTGGAGTGTTTCCTTGCGGAGCACACTAGGGCGTGGGGCATGGTGTGGACTCCTGATGGGCCGGAGGGTGGCGCAGCTGTCGGTGAGTGGCTGTTCACGTTGCGTGTAGGGGTTTCCTGATGGCTAAGACATCGGGGGTGAGGTTGCGGCTGGATGCGAAGGCCGCGATCACGTATGCGGATTCCCAGTCGCAGAAGGCGGCTAGGCGTGCGGCTCGTATTGCGGTGCAGCGTGCGAAGTCGAATGTGGCTCGGAAGGGCCGGATTGATACGGGCCGTATGCGTGCTTCGATTGAGGTGCATTCGGAGAAGCGTAAACGGTTGCATCCGGCGTATGTTGTGGGGCCGCGTGTGAAGTATGGGAAATATCAGGAGTTTGGGACCCGGGCGCATGGGCCGAAGAAGGCGCGGGTGATGCGGTTTACTCCGAAGGGTTCTAACCGGGTGGTGTATGCGCGGTGGGTGCGGGGGGTGAAGGCTGCGCATTTTATGCGGGATGCGTTGAATAGTGTGAATGTTCGGGATTATATGGGCTAATATGGGGTTGGCTGGTTGTTTCTGGTGGAAGGAAGATAACGGTGGCGAATGCGTTTCAGACACCGCGGCAAGCGCGGGCTCAGGGCACGGTGAAAGAACTGGACCCTGCACTAGACCCTACAGTGGTGGAGGCAGTCCAAGCTGTGGCGCCGACGGTGGTTCCGGTGCATCGTATTGAGAAGGCTGACCGGGTGAAGCCGGGAGAGTCGTCTCAGAATGATCGGGTGACGGTCCGGCTTGCGGGTAAGCGGTATGATGTGTGGCGTCCGAAGTTGCGTGATATCGCGTTGTTTAACGAGCTCGGTACCCTGTTGAAGTCGGGGCAGTTCACTCAGGCTGGTCTTGATGTGAAGGTTGGCCAGATGATTGATGCCTTCTTTGATGAGGGTGATGTGGATGTGATTGCGGCCCGCTTGAATGACCGGTCGGATCGTCTTGATATCGCGGAGATCATTGAGGGCTTGGCTAATCTCATGAATGGTCATGAGACTTTTCCTACTGGTTGACGGCTCGGCTTATCGCTACGGGGCGTGAGTTGTTGTCTGAGATTGATGGTTTCATGTTGGCTCGTGGTGTGGATGTTCAAGAGTTGTCGCTGGATAGGTTCGCGAATGTGGCCTATTGGTGGTTGTTTAAGGATGTTCAGGATCGTGAGTCGCGTGAGAAGTTGAGTTCTCGGTTGTGGATGCCTCCGAAGGGTGTGGTGGCTGAGTCGGGTCCGTGGTCGCGTGAGGCTGAGTTGGCTTCTGCGCGGGCGTTGGCGGATAAGCTTGGTTTGAAGGCTGGGCGTATTAAACAATAACCCCTTATTGTAGACCTCTCCTGTTTTCGTACTGTAACGGTATGATGGCGGGAGGGGTCTTACTGTGTCTAGAGGGGGCGAGCGATGTCCAACGTGATCGGCGAAGCCGACATCATCATCGGCGCGGACGCCACCGGATTCGCCAACGAACTCAGCTCCACCGCACAGGCAGCAGCAGATCAAGCGTCCGCCACTGTCCAATCCATGGCCGCACGGATACAGCAAGCCACCGCGAACGTGTGGGCGAAAGTCGCGTCTGGTGTCTCCTCGACATTCGCTAATGTTCGTGACACCGTCTCGAATATCACTACCTCTATCGCTGACCGGATACGGTCGGGATTCGACTCTGCGGTCGCAGGTATTAGTTCCACCGCGTCTCGTATTGCGGCGCCTTTCAGTAATGCTTTTGAGCGTGTCCATGAAGTAGTACGCCACTCCGTGGAGACATGGAAAGGGCGGTTCACCGAACTGGGCGCGTCCGCAGCGGGTGTGGCCGGTCGTATTGCGGCGCCTTTCGCGTCCGCAGTGGGAACAATCAGAGGAACCATTTCTGGTCTCGGCACGGTTTTCACCCCGGTAGCCTCCTCAATCAGCTCGACAATGGACCGGGTATGGTCCGGGATCTCCTCTGGTGCATCGACCGCGTTCTCCGGTATCGGTGGCCTAGCTTCCCGTGCGGGTAGTGCTGTCTCTTCGGCGTGGTCTACCGCATCTAGTGCCGCGGGCCGGGCTTTCTCTGGGATCTCTTCAACAGCTTCCAGTGCTTTCTCGAGGATTGTGTCAGCTGCCGGTTCTGCCGGTAGTGCTATAGGTTCGGCTCTCACCTCCGCGGCGGGTGCCGCGATGGCCGGTGTTGGTGCACTCGCCGCGACAGCTATCACTAAGGGTCTTGGACGTCTCAACGCTATCGACCAAGCCCAAGCAAAGATGCGCGGCTTGGGGCATGATGTCCAGTCGGTTAACTCTCTCATGGACTCTGCTACACAGTCTGTGAAGGGTACCGCGTTCGGTCTCGGTGAGGCGGCGACTGCTGCCGCATCGTTTGCTGCTGCCGGTATCGGTGCGGGTGATGACATGACACGTGTCCTCACGAGCACTGCGAACCTTGCTGCTGCTGCCGGTGTTTCCATGGAGGAAATGGGCGGCATCATGGCGCGTGCCGCCACCGGTACTTCTGTCTACACTGACACAATCAATCAGCTCGCTGACCGTGGTATCCCGATCTTCCAGGCCCTAGCAGACCAGATGGGGGTGACTACTGACGACGTTAAAAAGTTGGCCTCGGAAGGCAAGATCAGTTTCGCCGATTTTGAGAAGGCTGCCGCGACTGCTGCGGGCACTGTGGCTGAGGAGATGGGTAAAACCGTTTCTGGTTCGCTAGCGAATTTCTTTGCCTCACTTGGGCGTATCGGCGCTAACATTATGGGCCCGGTGTTTAACTCGCTGGCTCCGCTGATCCAGGGAGTGACCGGTGCTCTGGCTCCGCTGGAATCTGCGGCTAAGACGTTGGGTGAGACCCTTGGCGCGTGGCTGGTACCTAAGATTGAGGCTACTGCCGGGAAGTTGAAGGAGTTCGGTCAGGCATTCAAGGATGGCACGGCGAACATTTCGGGCATCACGGGGATTATTGGCCCGGTTACTACAGCTCTCGCCGCGTTGGGGGCTAAGGGGATTGCCCCAGTGCTGGCCAAGCTCCCTCTAGTTGGTGAAGTGTTCGCTAAACTTGCTCCGGCTATTGCTGGCGTGACTGGCCCGGTGGGTATTCTTGTGGCTGCCCTTATTGGTCTGGTGGCGACGAATAAGCCGTTGCGTGACGCATTCGGGGCTGCCCTCTCCGGGGTGTTCAAGGCTCTTGGCGATGTCATGTCGGCGCTGGCGCCAGTTTTGGCGGCATTGGGTTCCGCGTTTGCAGCGGTGACGCAGGCTGTCGCAGGGATTTTAACGGTCGCGTTGCAGGCGATCACACCGCTGTTAACGACTATCGCTAACGTGGTCGGTGGACTACTTGTCGGGGCTTTGAAGTTGGCGGCTCCGCTGATCCAGTGGCTTGGTGAAGCATTCTCGTCTCTCGTGGAATATGTGACGCCTCTTATTTCGGCGTTGGGGGAGTGGCTTGCCCCAGCTTTGGAGCATATCGGCGAGATCGCTAAAGACGTGTTCGGGCAGTTGGGGGAGTGGGCTACTTCCGCCATAGACACGGTGACGAGCGTGTTTAGTGGCGTGGATCTTTCTGGCGTGTGGGAAGGGATGAAGACTTCCGCTGCCGGTTTGGTTGATTGGTGGTCTGGTACTGGCGCGCCCGGGTTAAACAATGCGTGGGAGTCGGTGAAGACCGCCGCGTCTGGTGTCGGTGAGTGGTTCACGACGTCGGTGGTTCCGGCGTTGCAGACCGGGTGGCAGTGGATTCAGGAATCTGCGGCCGCTGTCGGTGAGTGGTTCATGGGCGTGTTCGGCCCGGCATGGCAAGCGGTCTGGGATTCAGTTCAGGAAGCTGCCGGCCGGGTGGCTGATTTCTTCACGTCATATGTTGTGCCGGCTGTCCAGTGGCTTGGTGATGCTTTCACTGCGGCGATTGAGTGGATTGGCCCGGCGTGGGCCGGGTTTGTGCAGGGCCTGTCGGATGTGTGGGCGACTATCGGTGGCCCTGTGATGACTTTGGTTCAGACTACGGCTGAAGTTGTCGCTGCCTATTTCACGGCGGTCTGGGAGAATGTGAAGGTTGCCTTCACGTTCGTGTGGGAGACAATGAAGATCACGGTGGAGACCGTGGTTGGGGTGATCCAGGGGATTATTCAGACGGTTCTCGCGTTGATTACGGGGAATTGGTCAGCTGCGTGGGAGGGAATCAAGCAGATCCTTTCCTCCGTGTGGGAGGGAATCAAGGGTCTGGTCACGGCTGCTATTACAGCCGTATCGGGGATCATATCGAATACTTTGTCAGCTATTGCTTCGATCTGGTCGTCTATATGGTCTGCCATGTCAGGTGTGGCTAGTAGCATTTGGAATGCGATTAAGTCGTTCATCACTGGCGCGATCAACTCGGTTCGTTCGTCTATATCCTCGACCCTGTCCTCCATTTCCGGTATCTGGTCATCCATGTGGTCCGCGATGTCTAGTCTCATCGGGTCTATCTGGAATGGGATCGTGTCCGGTGTCAGGAATGGTATCTCGAACGTGATGAGCGCGGTCCGCGGATTGAAGGACTCGGTTGTTGGGTTCTTCGCCGATGCGGGTTCGTGGCTTCTCAGCGCGGGTTCGGCAATCATTGATGGTCTCGCTTCGGGTATCTCGGGCGCTATCGGTAAGGCCACGTCGGCGATCAGTGGCGTGGTCTCGGCGGTTCGTGACTTCTTGCCGTTCTCTCCGGCGAAGAAGGGCCCGTTCTCCGGTCACGGCTATACCACGTTCTCGGGTGAGGCGTTAGTGACTGATTTCGGTAAGTCGATCATGGATACATTGGCTACGCAGGAAGCGGGTATTGCTTCCGAGCTAGGCAAGTTCTCGACCATGTTTGGGCAGGTCGCGTTGCCTCCTATCTCGGCTAAGCTGCTGCCTCCGGATGATGCGAGTGTTCAGGGTGTTCTCGGGATTCTTGATAAGGCCCGGCAGACTACTGACCAGGCCACGGTGGGTGTGGGTTCGTCGGTGACGAACATGTATGACATTTCGGTGAGTGTTGAGTTGAAGGATTTGCAGGCTGTGAAGGACGTGGAAGAGTTTCGTGAGCTGATTGACCAGTGGCTGGTCCAAGCAGGAAAGGCATAACGATGGCATACCAGTGGGGGGCCACTGTTTCGGCTTCTGGAGCAAGTGCACAGCTCGGGTTTGATATCACCTATTTTTATGGTGGTAACGATGTGATCGTGACAGTGAAGGAAGCGATCCGTTGCACTGCGGGTTGGGTTGGTGACGATTTCAACACGGTCCGGATGTGGGGTTCGCATGTCGCGAACCGTTCGAACGTGCCGATCAATTTGAGTGCCGGGCAACAAATCGAGTTGCAGGCGGTAGCGAAAACCTATACCCGTAAGTATGGGGTGGCGACTACTGGTTCTGTTTATGGTGATATTCAGGGCTTCGAGCTGGGTACACCGTCAGCGTCTAGGGCGTGGTCTGTTGACCCGTTGCCGTATCTGGCTCCCCAATCGGTGACAGGTCTGACTGTGGTGCGGCAGTCGGATTCTCGGGCTAATCTGTCGTGGACTCCCCGGTTCACGGGCCTGGATGGGGCACGGCCGGTGACTCAGCAGGTGGTTCAGCGGCGTTCGGCGGCTACCCCGGGCTGGGTGGATGTGGCACCGTTGGCTTACAATGCTTCCTCGTGGGCTGATACCGGGTTGACCACGAATCAGTGGTATGAGTATCGGGTCCGTACTGTGGGGCCTGGCGGGTCTACATATTCTGGGGTATCGGCCCGTATTTGGACGACACCGGCGGCCCCGACGGGTGTGTCTGCTGCTAAGCAGGGTGACGATATTGTTGTCAGGTGGTCGTCGTCGGCTCCTGAACGGTCGTCTCAGACTGTGCATGTGATTGGTGAAGGTGCCACGGTTATTGCGACGGTCCCGTGGGACCAGTTGTCGTATACTGTGCCGGCACCGAATCCGTTGCTTCCGCACACGTATTGGGTGGCGACTCGGACTGCGGGCCTAGAGTCTGGCCGGGTGAACGCGAACACGATCCAGTTGGCCGCGGCCCCGTTGAAGCCAACGAATCTGCAACCCTCGACGTATGCGGCGTTGGGTGAGAATGTTGCTTTGACGTGGCGGTTTAACACGGGTGACAATTCTGGCCAGTCAGCTTTCCAAATACGTTGGCGTAAAGGCACGTCGGGGGAATGGACGACGATGGCGCAGGTGTCATCGTCCCAGTCGGCGGCTACCCTGTTGTCGTCTGCGGTTGGTGCAGTACCGACAGTGGTTCAGTGGCAGGTACGGACGTGGGCGCAGGACCCTGCTAAGGACGGCCCGTGGTCGGATACGGTCCAGTTCCAGGTGGTTGCCCGCCCTACCGTCCAGATTACGGCTCCACCGTTTGATGGAACTGATATTGCGGCGAACCGTTTCACGATGACCGCTGTCGCTTCTGGTACCTCTGGGACCGTGTTGTGGGAGGTGACATGCCGAGAGATCAATGATGGGAAGGTAGTGTGGTCGGATACGGTCCAGATTCGTTCTGGTCCGGTATTGACATGGGATTCTCCCGCCCGGTTTGCGGATGGTTCCCGTGTTGAATTAACGGTCAGGGTCTCGTATTTGTTGTGGTCGTTGCCTGCTAACCGGTGGGTGATGGTCAAATATGAGGCACCCTCACCGCCTCTTGTTGATGGCGAGTGGGTTCCCGAGAATGGGTCAGTGGCGTTGCAGGTGACGAATCCTCCGGTACCTTCCTCTGGGTTCACGATGGTGAACTTGTTTCCTAATCCGCGGTTTCGACGTACGTCAGGTGAGATGGTGATGCGTCGAAATGCGGCAACGAATGGCCGTTTGGAGAATGGTCTAGCTGGCACGGGGACGATCACGGGGAATGGTTCTGCGACCATGCTAGAAATTGTTGAGGATGAGGTCGGCCCGTACGGGATCCAGCGGGTGTTGCAGGGGACGATGACCGCGAAGTCTGCGGGCACTGGATGGATAAATGGTATCCGGTTGTGTCACGGCACCGGGTATTGGGCGGCGGTTACTGGGCCACAGGTGCGGGTATCTATGTGGGTGAAGGTTTCGGAGGGAGCCGGCCCAGTTGGTTTGAGGGGCTATTTCCGGGAAGGTGCCACGGCGTATGGATCCTGGCAGCAGGACCGGATCCAGCTACCTGCGGACACGTGGACTGAACTCTCGTATATGGTGTCGGTGCCGGATGGGGTTACAGCCACTAGTGTGGGACTGGCTGGTGTCATGCTGGATGTTAGTGTGCAACTGTGGTGCACTCTGGCCATGGTTGGTGATGGCCCCTATTTTGATGCGGGGTGGGATCCTGACCCAGATCCGGACTATGTGTATTCGCGTGACCAGTCTGGGGGTTCGGTGGCTGCGGTGAAACTTGTTGATGGTGTGACGGGCCGTAATTGTCTGGTGGTGCAGTCGAAACGGTTTGCTCGGGAGGGCGAGTTCTCGGCCCGTCTTATTCCTACGTCGTCGTCTCGTGATTCGTCGATGGCGTTTGAGATCCCGACTGCGGGGCGCGGGTTCGGTGGCGTGTTGGCCACTATCAACTTGGTGGCGCGGCAACCAGGCCCGGTGGATGCTGCGGGGAGGGCCCGACGTTTGATGGCGGTGTTGCCTGACCAGATCACGCCCGCGATACCGAATGAGGCGGGGTCGTATCCTCAGACTCTGGAATGGGAAGGGCTACAGTCTCCTTTCCAGCTCCGGTTCTATAATGGCGCGGAACAGGGCGGGGGTGACGTGTATTGGACTCGTCCTCTTGTTGTCGGTGGCATGGATTCGGTGGAGGTTAAGGACCAGCTTGCTCATGGATGGTTCGCAGGTGATTCCCCGGTTCAGGCGTTGGATGGTTATCGGGTGTCGTATCAGTGGCTTGGTGAACCGGATAATTCGGTGTCGATTGCCACGTATCAGCCGCGCCCGGAGCCGGTCTATAACATTGTTTCCCGGTGGGATCCTGAAACTGAGACGTGGATTGAATTGGCTGATGATGTTGAGGTTGATGGGTCTTTCATTGACCCGTTGCCTCCTCTTCTTCCACGGGTGTGTTATCAGGTGCAGGCTGTTTCTGCGTTACCGTCGGTGTCGGCGCCGACGGAGGAGTGTGTGGAGACCGTGGTTGGGCATGATTGTTCCCCAGTCCTGTTTGTAAACTGGGGTCCAGCGTGGCAGGAGTGTGCAGGGCTTACTTTTGATGTGGATGCTACGGAGAAGCCTGAACTGCTTTTTGAGAATGAGGTTGTGCTTGCTGGTGATGAGAAGCCAACGTGGGTGGGTGGTTCAGAGAATCAGACAGTATGGTCGGTGAAGGGCGCGTTGCGGTCTATGTTCGCGGACGCCTGCCAGGTTGAGGAAAAGTCGGGACGGGATTTGTTCCGGTGGCGGGCGGCAGCGAAGTCTACTGAGATGCAAGTATTGCGTCTGCTCGGTGGAACGGTTGCTTACGGCCACGTGGCTGGCGTGTCATTGACCACGGACATGGAGACACATGTTCCTTCCGTGTCATTCACGTTCCGGGAACTGGAGGAATAAATGGTGCGCATCCTCGAGAAGTATTCGTGGCATCTCCTATCAAAGGACCTGTCGTATTTGGGGCCCGTGGATTGGTTCGAGGTCGGAGCGAAACTTACCACGAATATCAACACTGAGGTAACTGACACGGCCACGGTGGAATGTCCTAGGGTTCCTATGCTTGATGGGGGGCCGGTGGATTGGAATCGGGTGTTTGTTCAGGCTCGTTATGAGCGTCCCAGAGAGGGTCTTTCTGGTGCTATCGGTACGTATCGGGCGCGGGTGACGGGCCGTGAACTTGGTGTCCTTCCAACACGTCCAGATTTGTCTCTGTATGATCGGACGTTGGCGTTGGTGGAGAAGGAACTTACGGCATCATTCTCGGTGGCGTCAGGGACACCGATTGTCCCGTTGATTGGGTCGCTTATTGTGGAGTGTGGGGAGACCACGGGTCCGTTGCCCGATGATCCGGTTGTGACTCGGATAGAGACTGTGTGGGAGCCGGGCACGAAGTATTTGCGTGTGGTTAATGATTTGTTGTCTTCTGCCGGATATTTCGCGTTGGCTACATACAGGGATGGCCGGTTCAAGATTGAGCGCAACCCGGGAGTTGATTATCGTCCTATCGTGTGGAATTTTGACACGTCGGTCCCGGTTTCACATACGCCAGGGGTGTCGCAGAAGATTTCGGCGGTGGTCCCGAATGAGATTATTTGTACGACGCAGGCGTCAGGGGAGAAGGCTGCGTTGATCGCGGTGGCCCGTAATACGGACCCCCTTGATCCTAATTCGATTCCTTTCACGGGGCGGACGATCTCGAAGTCGTACACAAATTTGCAGATGGCCACACAGGAAGCGTTGCAAGCTTATGCGTCCCAGATGTTGGCTTTGAACTCGAATACTCGTGGCGTAAACACTCGGACACTGATTCATCCTCGGATCATGTCTGCTCAAGGGTGGGTGCCGATGCATGGGAATGATGTGGTGGCTCAAGATGGGCGCCGTGAGGTTGTTGAGAACATTGACATTGTGATGACACCAGGAGCAACAATGAAGCTGGTGTCGAGGGAAGCAGGTGGTGGGGTATGAGTGGGAATCCTTTCATGCGGCTAGTCACGGGGTTTGGCGACCAGGGCCAGGAGTCGGCACAGATTGATGCGTGGTGGTGGGCGACTGTCATGGATGCGGGTACGGGTTGGCGTAATATTCGTGTACAGCGCGATGCCCCGGATACTGTTCCGTTGACTGCACGTCTAGAGTCGTTGATGCCGGTCAAGGTTGGGGACCGAGTGAGGGTCCATAATTACCGTGGTGTCCCTCTGATTATTGGGACATTTGGGGGTGGGTTTGTTCCTCCGGAGCCTGAGGATCTGATTCTTCATATGGGGCAGTGGAATATCAGGTATGCGTCTGCTGCGGCTGATACAGGGAATCGGGCATGGTCGTATCGTAAGCCTCGGATGGCTCAGACGGTGGTTGGTGCGGGTGTCGATATTTTGACGGTTCAGGAGGCGGATTATATTGGCACCGCACAGTATCAGGCGTTGGATCTTGCCCAAGCTATGCAGGCTGTTTCTACGGGTAAGGTGTGGAAGGTTCTCGATTTCGGGTCCCGTAACGCGGTGATTTATAACCAGTCAGTGTGGGTGTGGACTGGGGTGGGCCGCAAGGAGCCTTCAGTGTGGGCGGAACGTGAGTTGGTGTGGGGTATTTTTCGTCATGTTGAGTCGGGCGCCCGGGTTATTGTGGGTGCCGACCATTGGCATCCTGATAATGCTGCGACGCGGCGCCAGCAGGCAGTTGATTCTCATCAGGTGCTGAGTTCGCTTCAGAGCAGGTATGGGTTGACCACAGTTTCTGGTGTAGATACGAATGATTATGGGCCGACTGAGGGTCAGGCTATTGCGGCGATGCGCGGGATGGTGTTTCAGGATTTGCGGCAGGTGTTTCCGGCAGCGACTCGTTCTGGGTGGCCTACGTGGCATGATTGGAAGGCTAATCCTCCGTGGTCGGCGGAGGGGCAGTCGAAGAATGAGTGGTTGGATCAGATTTTTGTTTCTGCCCCGGCGCGGGCTATGTATGGCGGTATTTATGATACGACGTTGCCGTTAACGAATGCCTTGTATTCGGATCATCACCTTTTACGGTTGGGGATTGTGGTTGATACAGGGAGTGTTCCTGTATCGAGTGATAGTGGTTGGTTGAGTCATGGTGGGACGTGGGCTTCTGGGTATCGGCAGTCTGTGAATTATCCTGTGCAGTTCCGGATCAAGGATGGTGTTGTTTTTTGGCGTGGCGTGGTTGAGAAGGTGTCCGGGAATCTTGAGACTGGGTATGTTTTGACGGGTATTACGTCGGATGCGGTCCCGATATCAGGGTCAGGTGGGTATCCGTTGACGACAAGTGTTGATGTGCGGTACGGGAGTATTTCTGCTGGTGTGTATCCGCAGAATGGTGGCGGGTTGTATGTGTATGTTGAGGGGCCGTTGACGTCGGTTCGTCTTGGTGGGTCGTATCCTGTGGGGTAACCAACCACCCTCCTATTGTGGCACAATACTTGTAGTGGCCTAAAAGATAGGATGGACGATGCGTGGTTATGTGGTCGGCAAAGTAGTAGACATCCTCGCCCGAACAAACGACGGAATCGTCCGAGCTGTCGGATCCTGCGGAAGAGTGACCTTCACTCCTCTCAACCGGGGCTTGCGGGACGCTTGCACTCTCATTCCCGCCGGCCCTGTCGATGCCCAATTCGTTCACGGGCAACTTCGTGATCGACAAGGAAACCTTGGCGTATGGCTCCACGAGGGGCCTTACCGTGTCGAGTTCCGGTTCGATACAGGTTCCATCCCGCCGTTCGAGATTGATATCACGGGGCAGTACACGGCGACGAATCCTCTTGATCTTGGATGTACCGCACCCTATGTGCCGCCTTACGGTGTGGTGGTACGCACCATACCAATTCCTTTCGGTGGTGAAGAAGGCCAAGTACTTGGCATGGGCGATTTCGGTAGCCTCCAATGGTTTGACATGGACGAGGATGGCGGCCTTCCTCCTGGCGGTGCTAATGGTCAGCTTCTTTCTATTGTCAATGGTCAGCCCGCATGGATCACTGCTCCTCCAGGTAACCTTCCTGTGGGTGGCACCAACGGCAATATGCTCGCTATCGTTAACGGGTTCCCAGCGTGGGTTCCCGGGGTTTCAGCTGCTGATGTGGCGCAGGCGTTGCAGGCTGCTACGGCCGCGGATGGTAAGGCCACGTCGGCAAACAATACGGCAAACACGGCTCTAACGAAAAGCAATGAGGCCACAACTGTGGCGGGCCAAGCACAGATTGCGGCGAGTACGGCTCAAACAACGGCAGAGAATGCTGCGACAGCTGCCGCGCAGGCATCTCAGGCGGTTAGCCAAGTTTCTGGTATTGCTAGTGGTGCTGCGGCGACTGCTTCTCAGGCTCTTCAAACCGCGCAAACGGCGGATGGTAAGGCCACGTCGGCAAACACGGCTGCTACTACCGCCCAGACCGCTGCCGCGACAGCCCAAGCCACCGCAGCAGAAGCATTGCAAACTGTTGAGGATATCAACTGGAACACCCTAGATGGTAAACCTGCGGTTGTTGCTGCCGGGGCAACCCCGGTTGCGGCCCGTACAGCTATTGGCGCGGCTTCGCTTGATGATGCGATGACTACCACGGAGCGGGCCAAGCTCGCCGGTATTGCCGAGGAAGCTACCCGGAATCTTCCCGCAACGGATGCGGATGTTGCGGCGGGCACGGATGAAGTGTCCTACATTACTCCCAAGCAGCTCAAGACACAGATCGATAACAACCCAGGACCTCAGGGGCCCGTGGGTCCACAGGGACCGGCAGGTACGGGTGTGACGATTCTTGGGTCTTTTGACTCTCCAAGTGAACTGCCTCCAACAGGCAACAACGGTGACGCGTTCCTTGTGCAGGGTGACCTGTACGTGTGGTACGGTACGGATTGGGATAACGTTGGAAACATCAAGGGTCCAGAAGGCCCCCCCGGCGCCAATGGTGTGGGCATTTCAACCGCTACGACGGAATACCAACTCTCCGCATCCGGAACAACGGCACCAACGGGAACGTGGTCAGCGACACCACCTGTGCAGACGAGTGCATTGCCATTCCTCTGGGCAAGAACCACGACACGATACACGGATAGCTCTGAAACTCTGTCGTACATTGTATCTCGTCGAGGAGAAGATGCCCCTGGGG